CGACAAGAGCGCCAAGCGAGAAGACTACGACTATGTAGAGATCATCCCCGTATCTGATCCCAACGCAGCTACCATGAGTCAGCGTGTGGTTCAGTATCAGGCCGTCATCCAAATGGCCCAGATGGCTCCGGATATCTATGATCTTCCACAGTTGCACCGCCGGATGTTGGAAGTCTTGGGAATTAAAAACGCAGATAAGCTTGTAAAGCTCCCAGAAGACCAGAAGCCAATGGATCCTGTCTCGGAGAACATGGCAGTCTTAAGAGGAGAGCCGGTAAAAGCTTTCTTCTACCAAGACCATGAGGCTCACTTGAAGGTACACATGTCCTTCATTCAAGACCCAATCTTGACCCAAACCATAGGTCAAAACCCCCGTGCGCCACAAATGCAAGCTGCAATGATGGCCCATATTTCTGAACACATTGCGTTTAAATATCGTGGGCAGATTGAACAACAAATGGGCATTTCTCTACCTCCGCAGGACGAACAACTGCCACCACAGATTGAGATTGCATTGTCTTCAATGATGGCTCAGGCGGCACAACAGGTTCTTGAACAGAGTAAAAGTCAAGTATCTCAACAGCAATCCCAGCAACAAGCCCAAGATCCAATTGTTCAAATGCAGATGCAAGAACTACAGATCAAGCAGGGAGAATTGCAGCTTAAAACCCAAGAAGCACAACAGAAATTCCAAATTGAGCAAGCTAGATTGGATTTGGATAACAAACGTTTAGCAGCAGATTCAGCTAATAAGGCAGATCAAACTACCTTGAAGCGGGAAACTGTTCAAGCGGAAATGCAACTTGAAGGAACCAAAGTTGGTGCGCAAATAAAAGCGGATCAGGAGCGACAATCCTTTGAGCAACAACACGCCGGATTAAAACTCGGCGCAGAGGTCTCTAAAAATAATAGAGATCAAGCCCTGTCTGCATTGCAGGCAGCAGAAAAACCAACTGGTGAATAACTATGGTTCAAGACTTCGCACGCGTATTGCGCGAACAAATACGCAAGGACATGAACAATTATGCGGACGATATGGCTGGTGGGGCCTGTCGTACCTTTGAAGAGTATCAAAAACTATGCGGTGTTATTCAGGGCCTAGCCACCGCAGAGTCCTACCTTTTGGCCCTGCTTAAGAAAGTTGAACAATCAGATGAGTGATCTTATTCTGCCTCTGGGAGTTACTCTTCCAAAAAACATTCAGCCTGCTGAAAAGCCGGATGAAACTGCGACAGATGAAGAGAAAGCCAAACAGCTTCCAGACCCCATTGGATATAAGCTGCTATGTATCGTTCCGGATGTATCGGAGCATTATGAGGGTTCCACCCTTTTAAAGCCCTCTGATTTTATGCGCCGGGAGGAACAAACCACAACCGTGCTTTTTGTAGTGAAAGTAGGCCCAGATGCTTACAAAGATACTACAAAGTTTCCCAGTGGCCCTTGGTGCAAGGTGGGAGATTTTGTAATGACCCGTACCTATACCGGTACGCGCTTCAAAATGTATGGCAAAGAGATGCGTTTAATTAACGACGACCAAATTGAAGGCGTTGTACAAGATCCGCGAGGTATTAGCCATGTCTGAGTTTAAATTCCCAGATGAAGTTGAGAAAGAAACCCCCAAGGAGGACAAAGATGAGGTCGAGATTGAGCTTGTTGATGACACTCCGGAGGTTGATAGGGGCCGTGCGCCGCTTGATAAAGAGGTAGCAGACCCCCATGAGGAAGAATTAGCCTCATATTCCAAGAACGTTCAGGCCAGAATGAAGGAATTAACCCGAGTTCGGCACGATGAACGTAGGGCAAAAGAGTCCCTAGCCCGAGAAAAGCAGGATTTAGAGCGTATTGCACAACAGCTTTACGACGAAAACAACCAGCTTAAAGAGTATGTCCAGACCGGAAGCAAGCAATATATGGATCAGTCCAAGACATTGGCTGAAAATGAGCTTGAATCCGCCCGGAGTCAGTATAAAAAAGCCCAAGAAGCCTTTGATGCAGACGCTATTTTGGCTGCTCAAGAGGCCCTTTTAGAGGCAAAAATGAAGGTAAATGCCTTAAATAATTATAGGCAGGCCCCTTTACAAGAGCCTCAAAATAAGGTACAACCGCAACAATACAGAGAACCAGAGCCTGAACTAGACGAAAAAACCCTGCGCTGGCAGGCCAAAAACCAGTGGTTTAGTGCAGAAGGCTTTGAGGATGTATCCAGCTACGCATTAGGGCTGCATAAAAAACTAATGAACGCAGGCTATAACCCGCGCAGCGACGAGTACTTCAATGAAATTGATACTCGCATAAAGGATAAGTTCCCAGAGGTATTTGGGAATGAGAGAGCTAAGACAAATGAGTCCTACAAAAGACCTGTTTCGGTAGTCTCGCCTGCTGCACGTTCATCAGGCAAGAAAACGATCCAAATGACCCCCAGAGCTTTGGCTTTGGCAAAGAAATTTGGCATCACCCCGCAGCAGTATGCTATTCAACAAGCAAAATTGGAGAACTCAAATGAATGAAACTCGCAAACCCCGTGACCTAGAGGCACGCAGTGAATCTGTAAGGTATGTTTATAAACCGTCTAGTTCTTTGCCAGACCCCAAAGAAGAACCCGGATACACCTATCGCTGGATAGCGACGGCAGTACATGGTAATTCTGAGGTAATGATGACAAATGTATCCCGCAAATTGCGTGATGGATATGTCCCAGTTAAGGCAGAGGATCATCCGGAATTGATGGTTCCCGGGAATCCTAAAACAGGCAATGTCGAGATTGGTGGGTTAATGCTCTGCAAAATCCCAACTGAAAAGGCAAATGGCATGGCTGAGTATTTCAATGGGCAAGCTCAAAACCAGATGGACTCGGTGGATAACAGCTTTTTACGTCAAAATGACCCACGCATGCCTTTGTTTGCAGACCGAAAATCTACAACAACTCGCGGAAAGTTAACTTGACAGGTGTTTATTTTTAATTTTTGGAGTTAACTATGGCATATCCTACCGTTAGCGCCCCGTATGGTCTAAAGCCTATCAATAGCATTGATGGCAAACCCTACGCTGGTGCTATTCGCCAGATCCCCGTAGCTGCCAGTTTTGCAACCGCTATTTTTAATGGCGACACTGTACAAATTGACAGCACCGGTTATTTGGTTCTTTCTAGCACCACTAACTCTGGTGCAATCGTTGGCGTTTGCGTCGGCGGTCAGTATGTAAACTCTAGCGGTCAAACCGTTCAGGGCCAATACATTCCGGCTTTGATTTCTACGTCTACTAACCTTGCTTATGCATATGTTGTTGATGATCCTATGGCCCTGTTCAAGGTTGCCGTGGTTTCGTCTGGCACGACCATGAGTTCCGCAGGTCGCACTGTGGTTGGTTCCAACTTGGCTTTGGTATTAAATGCTGGCAGCACCACCAATGGTGATTCCGCATATGCCGTAACCTTGACTGGTGCTGGTACTACCGCGACTATCCCAATCCGTGTTATCGACGTAGTGCCTGAGACTGCTACCGCAGCCGATACCTACACCGAGCTATTGGTGAAGATCAACACTCACCAATATAACAACACCACTGGTGTTTAAGGAGTAAATCATGGCTATTTCACGCGCACAACTACTTAAAGAGTTGCTCCCCGGATTGAATGCATTGTTCGGTTTGGAGTATGCCCGCTACGGCGAAGAGCATAAAGAGATCTATGACACCGAGCAATCGGAGCGTAGTTTTGAAGAAGAAACCAAGCTGTCCGGCTTTAGTGCTGCACCGGTTAAGAATGAGGGTTCTGCCATTGCTTATGACAATGGACAGGAAGCCTTCACCGCCCGGTACAACCATGAAACCATTGCTTTGGGCTTTTCTATCACGGAAGAGGCTGTGGAAGATAACCTGTACGACTCCCTGTCGGCACGTTATACCAAAGCTCTGGCCCGTGCTATGGCTTATACCAAGCAGGTTAAGGCTGCATCCATTATCAACAATGGCTTCTCCTCGTCCTACCTCGGTGGTGACGGCGTGGCTTTGTTTAGCACGGCTCACCCCCTGATCTCTGGTGGTGTTAACAGCAACCGCCCATCTACCAATGCTGACCTGAATGAAACTTCGTTGGAAAACGCAGTTATTCAAATCGCAGGTTGGACTGATGAGCGTGGTCTGTTGATCGCAGCAAAGCCTCGCAAGCTAATCGTGCCTCCTGCTCTGATGTTCGTTGCTACCCGTCTGTTGGAAACCAGCCTCCGTGTTGGCACTACCGACAACGATATCAACGCTCTGAAGAACAACGGTTCTATCCCTGAAGGTTATACCGTTAACCACTTCTTGACCGACACCAATGGTTGGTATCTGACCACCGACGTTCCTAACGGCTTGAAGCACTTTGAGCGTATGGCGCTGACTAACAGCATGGACGGTGACTTTGACACCGGCAATGTTCGTTACAAGGCTCGTGAGCGTTACAGCTTCGGCTGGTCTGATCCTCTGGGTGTTTTTGGATCCCCCGGTTCAACCTGATAGGTTTAAACCTATATAAAAAGGCTCCTTCGGGGGCCTTTTTTATTGCACAGCGTTTAAAAGCATGATATATTGCGTCTAACCCGGGCTTTCCGGTGTATCAAACTGTCCCGGCAGACGACATACCGATTGATGCACTTCACTTGTATGTAAGGATATCTATCATGGGATTCGCAACTCACCTCGGCCCTTGGCTGCTCGGCACGGTT